TACGTAAATCATTTATATTATTTCATATTTTAAAAAATTGAATTTATTTTAATCAATTAAAGAATTTAAATCTTAAGTTAAAATGTACGAAGTAAATATTGATTTCGATTATGCAAGTGCTTGTTGGCAAAAAAATAAAATACGGTTATCGGATGGTTGTTATAAGTATAAAAAAACACAATGCGAAGCAAATACAAAATGTGGCAAACAATGTAAACGTTTAACTAGTGATAAGTATTGTTCATTACATAATAAAAAATATTAGTATATAATAATGAAAGGAAAATCAAATATAATAACAATAATAATATTAACCTTTTTTTTATTTTTTGTAATTATGTCTATGCCGTTGAGAGAAGAATTGAGTTTATATCATGGTAGTGAATTAATTTCACCTTTAGCAGCAAAAATTGCAATAGATAGAAGACATGCATTTGAAGCATATTTACAAACACTAGGTCCAGATATGGATTATGCAGCATATTATTCAACTGATTATTATTAAAATCTTATTTTAATATATGCCAAAGAAAAATAACACAAAATGCTATACAAAAAGTTCTTTATTAATAATGATAACTATATTTTTTATTTTCATTATAGCCATTAGTATTCCAATAAGAGAAGAATTAGTAATAACAAACAATAATACAATACCTCTGGAAAAAATAGGAATGATTAATAAAAAATTAATATAATTAAAAAGACAAAAATAATTAAATATAAAATTATTTAATTATTTATGATACTGAATATTGTAAAAACAACTTTACCTGTGTTAAAAAAGACATTAGAAAATATAAAACCAAATATTGCATTACCATTATTAGCATATAATGTAGTAATAGGACCCCATGGAATAACAGATTTAATGCATGCTTTCGAATATAAAAAAATACTTCAACTAGTGTCTACATATGGATTATGTATATCAGGCTTTCATTTTTTGAAAGTAACGAACTACGAAAATATAATAAATAATATATTTTTATTTTTTAGCGCAATTCATTTTCATCATGATATACCAGTTAAAAATAAGTATTTTCAGTTTCTAGCGAGTTTATTTTTTGTTTTTAACCTGGATAAAATTGGATTGCCTTTTTTTTTAATGTACATGTGTTTTATTCATGTTCCCAACCATTATTTAAATTATTATGATTTATTGAATAAATATAAATTATTATCTATTTTAACATTATCATGTACTTCATTTTCTATTTTCTATATGAATAATAATCCAATGATTCAATATAATGACGTAAATACAATTATAAAAGGATTAATCGTAGCACACATAATTTATGAAGAAAGTTTTACAAATAAAAATAATCAAAAAACAATATTTAATTTATTATTTCCTAGAGATGAAAATGCAATGGCAATTTATATTTAATTTTCATTCATTTCTTCCATAGATTCAGTTTCTATAACTGGAATACAATGATTTTTGGTTTTACATGACCGTTGATGTGCAGCAAGTGATTTTGCACTTGTTCCTCTGAACTTTCCACAAATATTACATAAGAAATCAGAATTTTTAATATTGGCAAATTTAGAATTTAAATATTTTTCTATATTTGGTAATTCCAATTCATTAATTTGCGCCGACAATTTCTTCTGATAGTCTCGAGTTAATTGAATTAAATTATCTTTATGACTAATGAATCGTATATATTCTTGATTAATAATTTCTAATTCTTCTTGACTAATAATATTTTCATGATTATTATTGTCTGTATTCACTGTTTCAATACGGGATGATAAATGGTCAATAATATCAACTGCAGTTTTAATTTTCACACTATCAAAATTTACATGATGAAGATAGACCAATACATTATTTTTGTGAATATCAATATGAAAATTAGGCTTTGAAGTAATGCCACTGCTTTGTGATAAGAAAATTCCATGACTATCTTGTTCTTCTATATCACGAATAAATTTTTTAATTTCCTTAGGGGGTATATTGCTTTCATAATCCTTGTTTTCAAAATAAATGTCTTTCATTTTTTCACGTTTCAATAAATAATCACATGAATGCTTAGTACCACTTGTATTTATAATTTCACCCACTGGAAAACATTCATTCAGTACGGATGATAACTTATTTTCACCAAACTGACCCTTTAATGAAGAATTTTGATATTTATTTATAAATTCCTGAAATGACGAGGTGGAATTATGTAATAAATCTATTTTTGAAATAACATTTGTTTGATAATTATTAATTAAATTATTATAATTTATTGATAATCTCTCCATGTATGAATCCATAGTTGTTTTAGAACTAGAACTATCCATGGATAATATAAGTTCTTTGTTAGTTTGTTGAAACTTATCTAAGATAGGCTGGAGAGAAATAATTAAATCATTGTTTTTGGGAAATTGTTCATGTAACATTAATTGAATATCTTTTTGTATTTGTGTATTTTGTTTTTCGATAATGGTAGAAAATGATGATTTAAATTCATGTGATGATTGTTCATTACTATTTTTAATCAGTTTTTCTATTTCTTGTATATTTTCTAATTTCATATTATTTACATGAAGATTCATTTGGTCTTGAAATGATCTATCTTTTAGTTCTTGTGTTGTCTTAAACGTATCAAATTGTTTAAACAAGTCATTAATAGAGCTAAGCATTTTATCTGCAGATGATTTTTGAATATTGTCATTGTTATCAAATATTCTCTCCAATAATTGGACAAAAAGAATATTTACAGATTCAAAATCAATATGGGGATGTTCATTATAAAATTTAAGAATCGAAGGATGAGATGTGGAGAGAATTTCCATTAATAATTTTATTGTGGATTCTTTAAATTGTTTGTTTGTAAAGTAGTATTGTAAGTTAATAATTTACAATATTACTTTATATACTTTTATTTTCAAGTATTTCAATACGTTTTTGAAGTTCTTCATTTTTTTGTGTGAGTTCTTTGATAGATTCAATTAATAATGCAGTCATATTTGCATATGCAATAGATTTGATTTTTTCAGGACTATCGTCTTCTGTTACAACTTCTGGAATAACTGATTCAACTTCTTGTGCAATTAAACCAATATCAGTTTTAGAAATATTATTCTTTTTATTAAATGTTACACCTCTTAATTTATTTACTTTTTCAAGTGAATTTTCAATAGGTTTTATATTTGTTTTAAGTCTTATATCCGAGTTAGCATACACTCTTCCTCCTGAAGTAATATCTCCTCCAGCATTAATATTGGTACCAACTTGGAGATATGTTTGCGCCCATAAATAACTAGCAGTCTGTATATAACCAACACCATAGATATAACCACCACACTGGATATGTGAACTAGACCCATTTACGTGAAGTCTAGAACGACCGTTTGGATCTTGATTGATTTCAGTATTACCATACAATCTAGTTTGAAAATTATCATAACTTCCATCATTTGGATCAAAACCAGCTAATTCTCTTCCCATATTAGTAAGCCTAACTTGACCACTAGCTACTGAATTTAAACTAGTGTCACCAGTTGAATATTTTTGAAGTAAAAGAACTGATTCTTCTGCACTATAATTACCACTAGGTTGTTGCTTTGAATTGTTAGAAGTCGACCCATTTTCAAAACGGACATTCATAAGACTTAATCCGTTACCCTTGTCTATTTTGTCAGAATTGATTATCATATATTTTGCATATAATGAACCACGAATATCACACATGCCTCTTGGCGCAGTTGTTCCAATACCAAGACAACTATCAATTTGATTTATATTATTATGTACAGTAAGTGTTAAATTATTATTAGGTGTATCATATACATCATTTTCTCCATTATTCATACTAACTGCAAAATTTGCATCATATTTAGTAGTATAAGATTTAACATTAGCATCAGTTGAAGATTGTAAATAACTCCATGGAGAGTGTTGTAATTTTCCATTAATGAAATAATTACCTGTAATATTAATACTTCCTGTATATCTTAGTGCTGCATTCGTATCGCTAATATGATGTCGTAAGTCGATGCCGTATTCTGGACCACTATTTATATACTGAATTTCGTCACCTGATGTCAGATTATCACCATTACTATTGGATGAAGGTGAATTCCATGTACGAATACCGACATTACCATTATAAGATATGGAAAAATTTTCTTTTAATTCTTTTCCTGATCCTGCAGTTGTAGATGCATCTGTAAACAATACACCAAGTGCAGAAGCATTTCTCCAAATACTAGGTTGTGCTTTAGCATCACTTATTGCATTTGAATCAGGACCAGCACTAGCACCTCCATTAGCACCACCTGCAGATAAATTAATAGCACATGCACCTTTTGAAGTATCATTTGTTGAATTTTGTAATAATGTATTTGCATCACTTATAGCAGGCTCTATATTTAAGCCAATAATTTTTGATGAGTATCCCAGATTACTAGATTGACTTTTAGAACATATAATATTTAAATCACTTACATTAAATTTGGGATTACTTGGATTTTTGTTGTCTGTAATGATTAAAGCTGGTTGGTCAGTTGTAGGATTCATAATATGCAATTTAGCACTAGGATCTTGAGGGGCACTAGTATCAAGAAAATTTCCTAGTCCTAAGTTGCCATTATGTGAGAGTCTAAAAATATTTATAAATGGTTCAGTTGTACTATTATTATTATTTGTATCAATAGCAAAGCCAACTTGAGAAGCACGGGATGCCGTGTCCATATTATCACTACTTATGCTTTCATCTAGTGTATGTAATCGAATTCCTTTATAATTTTTCTTTAATTCTGTAGAATACGTATTTAATTCTATTGTTGTTCCTTGATCCTTAGTGGTGTAACTATCAATAGATGATGTTAACATAATTTGTGGATAAAAATCTTTAGATACTTTTCTATCAAATAATTCAAAGCAAGATTGTGGAGTTGTTGATATGCCAATACCTATTTTACTTCTTTGCGTACTATCTGTTGATAAATCTGATGCCTTTGGATATATTATATATGGAATATTACCATCATATTTTGTTTCCCATTGACTTAAATATTGAATAAGTCCATTTTTTCTTAGTTCTCCTGAGAAATTTATGTCTCCATCAACATCAAATTGATAAATCGGAGCAGAAATTCCTACGCCAACATTATATTTATTATTATTTCCTGGAACAATACAAAATGCACCTGCGATTTTTACTCCAGATTTATAATCAGTTCCAGGGTCAATTTCTAATAAATCATTACTAGAGTGTTGAATAGCCACTCTTTCTTTATTATCACTTTCAGCAGAACCAGAATTGGTTGAATTATTAATAATTAATTTTGAACCGTTATTAACAATATTGATATTTCCATCAATTAATGTGTTACCAATAATATCTAATTTACTAGATGGTGAACTTGTCCCAATACCAATATTACCATTGCTATTCATGTACAACATACCACCACCAGAATTTTCAATACTAAATGTGCCTTGTGATAGTAGATTTTTCAGTTCTAAATGATTATCACTATTACTTGTAAATCCAAGTCTAGCCGCATCGAACTTAGTAGTCGTTGTTCTTGAAATAGTTAAATAAGATTTACCATTTTGACTTTCTAGTTTTAATGCATTTCCATCTGTAGAATCAATAGCTAATAATGTTAATAGAGATGATGGATTTTCTGTACCAATACCTACAAAGCCACCATTATAATATAATGTTTGATTGTTTCCGCTTTTCAATCCTTCTGTCCAGTCACTAGTAGGTTGACCTTCTTCATTTGCACTAGGGAATATAACACCATTTCCATTAATTAATAAATTACCTTTAATGTTAATATCTCCATTTACATCTAAATTATATTCTGGTGAGCTTGTTCCTATACCAACATAAGAAATAGCCGGTGTAGGGTCTCCTGCTGTACTATAATAAATATATTGACTATCTATATTTGGTGGATTTGATTTGTTGTATACTTTCCACATACTATTTATAAACTTTACTCCATTAAAATATAATGCTGAATTGTTGATTAAATTAATTCCTTTACCTGTAATAGTTAACTCATATTCTTTATCAATTTCTGTACCAATAGCCATTGAATTAGCAATTTGAACATCATATTGTGTATAAATAGATTCTATTTCAACATTATTAATAGTATCATCTGTAATAGTTGCATTTTCTGGATTATTTGACCACTGTGATGCATATTTACTTCTAGGAATAACATCTTGCAATATATATAAATCAATAGTTTTTTCATTTAATATAATATTTCCATTACCGTTTGCTCCACTAGTAATATTTAGTATTCCTGCTAAATTAACATCATAATTTTGTGACAATGTAGTAGGATTTTCAAAATTCAAATATACTTTTCCTTTATTAAATGATATATCTTCATTATTTATAGTTTCCCATTGAGAAAATACAACATCATTTCCTGCCATTTTATATGTATACCCAAGCCCTACATTAATATTTCCTTCAACATCAAGTCTATGACTTGGTTTACTAGTTCCCATTCCAATAAAACTACCTAAAAAATAAGTAAATCCATTTTCACTTACATTAAGTTTATTAACTATTTCACCTGATGTATTTCTTAGTTCAAAATCTTGTTTTAATGTTGTTGTACCATTAACTTCTAAATCACCTATAATTGTTGTATCACCACTTTTATTTACTTTAAAAACACCACTAGATATTGAAAAATTTCCTTCAATTTTTACATCATCACTAACAGTAAGAACATTTAATAAATCTAAAGTACCATTTATTTTTGTATTTCCTGTATCCATTTCAATGTTAAAATTATCGTTACTAAAATTAGCTCCACCATTTGCTATTAATGGACCTTTTATTGTAGAACTTCCAGCTTTTTTAGATGAAGAAGTTGACATAATATATATTCATAATAAATAATATCTAATATTATATTTTATTAATTATTATTTCGAATTAAAAGATAATTATGTGTCATTATCATAGTCTATATTATACAATCTAATTTTATTAGGTGATGTTAATGATATACTATCTTTGCTATGTGTAATTAAATCTAAATTATCATTGGTAGTTAATGCAAAATTATTTTTTTCAAAATTGGCGGCTATTCTATATCCAAGTCCATAATCACCTGTCTTAAAACCTTGTATTTTATTTAATAAATACCAAGATTTTTCAACATCATTTTCGTCTGGATTATATTTAAAAACATAAACACAATTTTCATTAGGTGACCCAACATATATAATTGTTCCATCATTATTCAACTTAAAGTCACAACCAAAGCCTATTTGTGATTTATAATTTATGTGTTTTAATTCACCAATTAATTTCCATTCTCCATCAATATAACTTGGTATATTATTATTACCGTATACAATACCACTGGTTGTATTATCATTATTATAAATAAATTTATATATTCGAATAATAGCTGGACTTTTATTTACTTGTAATAGTCCAGACGTGCCTACCGCTATAACAATATTATATTTAAATGTTTTATAATTTCCACTAGAAGTATCAATACTTGCTGACGATGATATATCGCATTTTTTTCCAAAATAGCTTTTTATACTAGAATCAGTATTATTTTCTGTTATAATATTTCCTATTCTAATAAAAGGACTTGAATTAGTAATTATTGGATTACCATCTACACTCCAGAAAGCATAACAACAACAACTACCATTATTATAATTGATATCTGCACCTTTTGAAGAAGATATGACAAATATAGAACAATTTGTATTTCTTTGTACATCTTCTATATTACCAATATTGTCATTTGAAAAATTGTTACTCTTTTTAAAATCTGCATTTAACAAATTAGAAGTATTATTTATATACAATGACAATGTATTTTCATCTGTAGATAAAAATAAATAAGATAATTCGGATTCCATAATTAAAAATTTTCCTGCATTTTCACTATTTGTAATTTGTATATAATTAATAAAACTCCATTTTAAATCAATAGATAATAAGTAAAAAGTTACTTTATAAACTGAAGTATTAACTGTAGACATAGCTAAAAATGTACCATTGCTATTACATTCAATGGATGAAGAATACGTATTTTTAGAACTAGTACCAGTTAATGTTGTAGATACACTAGCAATTTGATACCAAATTTTATTTAATGAATCCCAAATATATGTTTGCACAACACCATTAAATGTAGTAGGATTTTGACTTGTGTCAATACCATAAGGTATAAGACATGCAAAAAAATTACCATTATCAGAAAAAATCATTCCATTTTTACTTACACCAATACCCAAATATCCTTTATCAAAAGAATCATATAATTGTAATATTTTATTACTTGGTATAAAGTTGGCATAAATGTCCTGATTTTCAAAAATACTTGTTGTTAATGGTATATCACCAGTTAAATTATTACAATTTAAAATTTTTTTAATAAAAAAATTACCTTGACTATTTATTTCTATAACTTTATCTTTACCATAAGATAAGGTTCCAGAATCAGTAATTTTTATATTATTACAATTTAAGTTTTTTGTAACAGTAGTATTTCCTTTAACATAAACATCACCAACTACATGTAAATCTGATGTTGGATTACTGATATTTATACCTACATTACTATTATAATAAATATTATTATCTGAATTTTGCATCCAAAAAACATTTTGTGGTTCTTGTTCTTTGTATTCCTTATCATTTATATAAAATTTACCACTTACTCTTAAATCACCGTTAACATCAAGTTTATAACTTGGACTTTTTGTACCAATACCAACGTTATTTTTTACATATAAATTAGAGTCTGCTGTTATATTTTCACTTACATGTAAATCACCAACTATATCTAATTTATATTGTGGATCTTTTATTCCTATACCAATTTTTTCATTTTTTTTTTCAGCAATATATATTAATTCTGTCGATTTTTCATTATGGTTCCATAACCCTTTTACAATATTATCCAATAATTTGTCATTATAATAGACTTCACCAACTAAATAAATACCGTTCCCTTTAATAAGAGTATCTCCTTCTACATGAAATGTTTTTTGAGGAGTATTTGTACCTATACCTACCTTACCATTCAAATCATATGTTTTATTATAAATTTGACCATTTACAAATATCCATGGTGACACACCAACTCTATTTTCAGAAATATCACTAAAACTTGATCCTGAAGATATTTCATCTATAATTTCTGATATTTTATTTTTAACAAACCCTGCAACCCATGAAGGTCCAAATTCTATACCACCAATTTTGATAGTTGAATTATTAGATAATTCAATATTACCTCCCACATTCAATGTACCATTATCAACCGGATATTTATTGGAAAATCCATCTGGATTAATTATAACTTTATTTGCTATTGTTAAATTTTCTTCACCATATATATTTCCGTTTACATGAAAAAAATATAATGGAAATTTTGTACCAAAGCCAAAATATTTACCAGGATTATCAAAATAACTATTTGAAGAATCAGATAATTGTAAAATTGTATTATTATCGATATCTTTTAATCTTATTTCATTTGTAAATGTACCATTATTTTTTGAATAAAATTCTCCTGAAATAGTTAAATTTCCAGAATTAGTCATATTAATATTTCCATTTGTAGAAGAAATACTTCCATCAATTTCTATATCATCTTCAAAAATAACTTTGTTCTTAAAAACAGATTTTTTGGCATTTGATTGTAAAGCACCAGTTTCATCAACAATTAAATAGTCATTATTTACTACAAAACCTTTATTAAAAATTACTTTAGAATTTAAAGTTGTAATACCACTAGACATTGTATAATAGTGTTAAAATTTTTTTATATAAATATTAATTAAAAAACAATTAATATTTATTAAAATGTAATATTAACAATTGAAGTTTCTGAAAATATAACTGTACTATTATTGTCAAATATTATTTCACCTCCAGCAAGATTAAAAGTGCCATTGATTGTTAAATTACCACTTTGTTTTATTTGAATTTTAGTATCTTCTAAATCAACAATACCTTTTTCAGAAATTATTAATGAATTTGTGTTATTGATTGTTAATGTTTTATTATCATCGACAATTTTTCCATTTTCACCTATTATTATTTCAAAATTCTTCTCAAAATACTCATTTAATTGTTCAATTGTAATTGTTTCAGTTATAATTATATTATTAATTTGTACACTATCAGAAATAAAAGTACCAAATGTATCAACTACAAAATTAGCATTTTCACTTATTGTTAAAGTACCAGTAAATTCTAGTAATCCGTATACGATTAATGTAGATGTATCTTCAATAATTAAATTACAATTTAATATTTGTAAAATCCCATCTTTATTTATAATTATTGTTTTATTATTTGAAATTACTAGAGTATTTCTTAAAATAACATGACCATTTTCAACAATATTTACTTTTTCACATTTATTTAATATAGTCATAAACATATTTTCATTTATTTTATGATTTATACGACATTTTTTTGAAAAATCGTCTGATATAATTTCATAATCAATTACTGAAAACATATCTTCGGTTGTTAGATAAGTAGATTTTTGATTAACTATTAGATTACCATATATATTAAATTCTCCTTCATTTTGAATAATTAATACTCCATAATTTAATATTTCAAAATTACCATTATACATAGTCAGAGTTCCTCCATCCACTAATACTTTTTGGCCACCGTTTAAAACAAAATCCTCTGTTAAAATTAAGCTAGCTCCCAATCCTATAATAACAAATTTACATTCATTTAACTTATCATAGAAATCAGTTTCAACAATTTCTTCATTAGTATAATAGCATGGACCATCAGGTATTTCAAATTCTTCCATTTCATCTGTAATAAATGGAGTATAGTCACTGTAAATTAAGTTATAAGTACCACCTTTATCGTAATAAGAAATAGAAACTTTATATCTGAAATCTTTTGTGCTATCATCTAATTCAAGCGTTTTATTTCTGTAAGGTTGATTGAATTCATCTACAACAATATTATCACTATCAAATAAACCATCAAATGAAGAATTCATTTTATTTCCAATTAATGGATTACCTAATATACTAAGTGAACCTTCAGTTTTATTATTTAAATAAGATATTTTTTTAGTTAATTGAGAACTATATAATAGTGTTTCTTCAGTATTTTTTTCATATATTACATCAACTCTAATATATTTACCTATATATGTATTATCATTTGGTATAGAAAATCTATCGTATTTAGAATTTTCATTTAAATCTAAAAATGTATAAAAAGTAACTTTATCATAACTGAACTTCCATACATAATTTATAATTTTAGTTTTATCTAATGAATCATCGATAATTACTTGCAATGTGCTACCCTCTATAGTATTTCCAGTAATTATAACTTTATATTCACCATCATCTATATCATAATTCGTAATAGAATATAAATTTTTAGAATATAGTTTTGTTGAACCGCCCAATTCATCAATAGTAGTTGCAATAACACGTATTTGTTTGCCAATTAATGATTCATCATTGGGAATATCAAAAATAGAATTATTACTTCCAATATTTGTCCATTGCGAAGTATTACCGTATTGCCATTGATAAGATATAGTTCTAATAATACCATCGGGATCCATTATATTATTAAATTTTGCATTAATACTTGAACCTATATTTGAATTACCTTCTATTATTAATTCACCTTGTGCTGGTTGGTCTTTATTTTCTACTTTTGATGTTGTATTTGAAAGTAAATATTCGGTAATTCCGTCTTTTTCAAATAATATTTTGCAGCGAATATAAGTCCCTATAAATGAACCATTAGATGGTATTTTCATTGATTTATTGTCTAAGCTAATTACAAGATTCTGATTTTCTTCGGTTCTAACATAATCTAATTTTTTATCTTTTTCTTCTAGTGAGTAAGTTGTAGTCGTAATCATTGTATTCCATAAAATTGTATCACGTGAATATTCCCAATAATATTGAATAACGTAATCATTTAAATTTACAGAGTCATTCATATTTAATATTAAGGTAAGTATAGAGTCTTCTATTGATTTTCCAGAAACGGTAGCAGTTCCATATTTAAAAATTTTATAACTTTCAATAATATCAGATATATTTGTTTCATATTTTTTTAATGGTTTATTTATGTATTTTTCAACAACTTCTACTTTTATATATTTTTTTAAATATAATTGTTCTTCTGTTGTAGGAATAACAAATGTTGATTCTTCTTTGATATTTGAAATTTCGTTCCAGTCTATTTTGTTATAAGAACGATACCAAAAGTAATTTAAAGTTGGTATTTCACTTGGTATTAACATTCCTATACCTTCACCTGGAAAGACACCACCTAATTCTGAAAAATTATTATATTCTGTATCTTTTAGATAAGATTCATTATTATTAACTATTAATTTTTCTCCTATAATAGCGTCGCCTGATAAAATATATTTGCGTGGTTTTTCATATTTTTTCTTATAAGAAATAGTGTCTCCGTTATCATTTACTTTAAGATCATAACTAATATTTTTAATTTTATCAGAAGAAGGAGATATAAAAAGCGTACTATTTCCATAAATATCATACACGGTAGCTTTAATTCGTAAAAAACTATCAATATATTTATTATCAATAGGAATTTCAAATGTTGAATTATTGGAGTATTCAATAGAATTCCAAGTTGTTCCATCTTTACTTATTTCCCAAATGTAAATAGCATCAGTTACGTGACCTAAATCTTTTCTACTTTTATACCATGTTAATGTTTTAGTATTAATTCCATCTAAATCCGAAATATTATCATAAGCATTTAATACTTGTCCAACATTTGGAATTCCAACTATTTTTACATTACCGGTTGGCAATGTATCAATACCTTTAATTTTTTCACTTATATTAGATATATTTTTAATAACTATTGTATCATCGTTACGGTAAATTAAAGATGCAAAAATGCTTTTACCAACATGTTCTTGAGTTAACGTAAAATATTTTGAATTTATTATATTGATAATTTTATATGTTTCTAAATTTTTATCTGTATTAATAACCCACCAAAAATATTTATTATATTTATTATATTTCATATTAGACATATCATATAAATTTGCTGATAATTGTTGACCTTCTATAAATTCTCCGTCGATAACAAGTGTATTCAATGTACGTTTATCAAATATTTTTGATATAATTTGTTTTTTATTGTCTTCGTCATAATAAACAGTGTTAATCATTATTTTATATTGTTGTTCATTTTCATTTATAAATGAAGTATCAACAATATAATCTTTTTTTACAGTTGAGTGTTTAAAAAAATTATTCCATTCAATAACTTCTAATATTTTAATATTATTTCTTTCATCTTGATTTAAATATGATAATAAATCACTTTTATCATAAGATATATTACAAATAGATAGAACTCTTTGGATTTTTTTAGCATTTAAAATATCAATTACAAAATTTCTATTTATTGTTTCACATGTTTTACCTTTTTTACATCTACTAGCATAAATTGTAACCGAATATCTATTTTTTTTATCATAATTAAATATCTTTTTAGTATACAAAATATTATTAACAACATAAAAATATTCAGAATTACAAGAAAATTCATAAAAATCATTCACATTAGAAACAGACAAAAATCCTACAAATGAATTGGGTTGCATATATTCATACATAGTTTGTAATGATAGTTCAATAAATGATGTAATTGGCAATGTTTTTCTAGAATTATTAACATTATTAATAATGGTATTATATACTCTTCTACCTGTTCTTACACTAGAGTCTACTGACATTGATTTTGCATACTGGTCATTATTGTATACAGTCTTTTGACAGTCTAATGTTCGCAATGTTTTTGAATTATAATTTTCACTTGATATATTTTTACTAGAGGACCTAGTATATTTTGCTCTACTATACATACTATATTAATGTTAGTTTTTATTTTTAATTATTAATATTAAAAATAAATTAATAATTAACAAAAGAAATCTGGCATTAAATCTTTTTCTTTTAAATCTTGATTTATTCTGTATTTTTCAATATCAATATTTAAAGAAGCTAATACTTCATCATCTATAAAATTTTTACCAGTACATGTCATTGGATTAGAGCAAATAATATGCATTGCAGCTTCTCCCATAATATCTGGGCTTCTAGATATATTTACCATTTCATTTCCTCCTAATATATTTCTGACAGGAGCAGTATCCAATGTAGTTCTTGGCCATAAAGTATTAACTGAAGTACCTTGAAATTCTTTATTCCAAAATTTTGCCATTAATGACATATTAAATTTCGACATACTGTAATACAAATGATTTGTCCACCAGTCATCTTCATCTAACATATTTACTGGTGGAGCAATAATTAATACATTACCATGGTCTTGGTCTTTAATATGTTGTAAGCATTTTTGTCCTACCATAAAAGTACCATTAATATTTACACTACTCATCAAATTAATTTCTTTACTTGATTGATTTAAAGTTGAATTTAAACATAGTGCACTTGCATTTAATACAACACCATTAATAGAACCAAAATAATCTTTTACTTTATTTATTGATTCTTCAATATTTTCAGGTTTTCGAACATCACAAACGACTCCCATAACATCATTATCGTGTGTGGAACTATTTTTAATTTCTTCTACAGCTGTGTCGATTGTACCCTCTAATTTTGGATGAGGAGTAGTTGTTCGACCTAATATTGCTATATTTGCACCAATCGATGATAATGATTTTGCTATTGATAATCCAACACCTCTTGTTCCGCCAGAAATAACATAAGTTTTATCTTTAAGATTGTTAAAAACTGGAGTTAATGATTTATCCTTTTTAATTGATTTTAATACATAAGCGTATTTATTTCTTATTGCATTCATTTACAATATAGTATTGAGATGTATTTATATATGTTTAATTAAAATGTAAAAATTCTAATTTACTTCTACTATAATATTTTATACAATATTTTCATCCAATAATGATTCATGTAAATCCGTTTTTTTAATATAAATAGTCAAATAAATAAATATTAATACAATATCAAACGATCCTAAAAATACATTTACAGTTAAAAAAGGATATAATTCATTATGAATTGTATATGGTAGAAATAAACATTGAGTTAATAAATTTAAACATATTGTTTGCATGGATATATCTTCCATAGTTCTTTTTTTAATAGTTAAATAAATTTGAGGTATCATCATTAAACACGCATTTGCAGATCCAAGATATCCAAATATTAAAAAAATGTCTTCATTCATTATATACCCTTTTGTTTTATTTCTAATTCTATTTTTGAAAAAGTAAAAAAGGACATTTTTAAAAATGTCCATTTTTGATTTTTGAATTTTAAAGTTGAAATAAAAAATACAAAATTCGAAATTAGAGCAAAATGCTCACAAACATAAAAAAAAATATAATATTTCCTTATGATAAAAAAAATCATTTAATTTTAAAACAATTTAGGCATTTTTTCATGTAAGTATTATATACTTACAAAAAAATGCCGAAAAATGCCGAAAATTTCTATTGTAAATATTGTGACTTCACATGCTTTAAACAGAGCAACTATGATAAACATTTATTGACACGTAAACATGAAATACTTACAAATACTTACAAAAAAATGCCAGAGGATAACGAACAAATATATGAATGTGAATGTGGAAAGAAGTACAAACATCGTCAAAGTTTATACACACATAAAAAAAAATGTACTTTTGTAGTTGAAGAAGAAAAAGAAGAAATTAAATTAGAAAATAGTGATAACAAATATGATAAGCTAATAGATACATTAATGAAACAAAACGAGAATTTACAAGATAAATTATTAAAAGCAAATACAAAAATAAAGAATGTAAATAATAATAAATTTAATTTGAATGTATTTTTGAATAATGATTGTAAAAATGCAATGAGTTTAATGGATTTTGTAAATAAAGTGGAAACAAATGTATCTACATTGGAATATATAAAAGAAAAAGGCTTTGTTGGAGGTATATCTAAGCTATTACTAGAAGGATTAAATAAAATAGAAGTCACAAATCGTCCAATGCATTGTACAGATTTAAAACGAGAAACGATATATATAAAAAATAATGATACTTGGGAAAAGGATAATGATGAAAATGATAAGATGAAAGAAATGATAACCCGAGTGTCAAGAAAGAATCTAACAAATTTACAAGAATGGGTAAATAAGAATCCTGATTGTGCAAAAACAGGAACAAATAAAAATGATGATTATCATAAATTATTACAAGAGGCGTTAAATCATGGAAATGATAAAGAAGTAAAAAAAATAATTAAGAAAATATCAAAGCATATTTCTGTAAAAGAAGAAAAATAATCATATTTTTTCAATAGTTACTTTTTTTTGTTTAATAAAGTAGTCTACTAATTCATCATTTTTGTAATCATTTATATAATAAATTTTATTGATACCTGAAGCCAATAGAAGTCGGGTGCATATTATACATGGATAATGTGTAATGTATGCAGTACAATCATTGGATGATACTCCACGCTTTGCACAATCACATATAGCATTTTGTTCAGCATGAATAGTGGCTTGTTCATGATTATCTCTAACAATACTTTTATGTGGACATCCAGGAAGAAATCCATTATATCCTTGACTTATAATACGATTATCTTTAACTAAAAGACAACCAACTTTCATACGTTCACATGGAGAACGCTTTGCAGTAACTTCTACTATTTCTTTAAAATAATTTTCCCATGATGGGCGTTCCATATACATATATATGAAATTAATTTATAATTATAAATTTTATTATAAATTAATCTACAGGTTCAATATTATGTTCAAAATTATCTGATTGTATTGTTTGTTCTATGTTATCTATTTCAATCTTTGCTTTTGTAGTATAATAATTTAATAAATTTAAAAACATAGCTAATTTTCTCTCTGGATACTTATTTTCAGAAGTTCTAAACATATTGATAAAGTCTTGAAATTCTATTTTGTTACTACCTTGTAGTTCAGATAAAAATGCTTTTTCAGAGAGAATTAATAATAAATCTAATGTTCTCTCTGGTTCATGCAAATTTATAGGAAAAATATTAGATGAAATCATATTTGAAAAAACAGAATCAACCATATTTCTATCTACAATATTTGAAAATAAGTTCTCAAATAAATTATTTGTTGGAGGTGAAGTAGTTTGTGATTGTTGTTGTTGTTGCTGAAATGAGCTTTGTAGATTATTTAAAAACGGATTATTTTGCATCATATTTAAAAATGGATTATTATTATTTTCTTGAGGTTGACTAAAATTAGGAAAAAAAAATGGAGGAGGGCGATTATTCATATATAAATTATTACATGAAAATATATTAAATCATTATACGATTAATATATTTTTGTTAATTCCAATGTGAATGAAAAATTATGTTTATTTAAATCAATAATCTCTCCAAATTTATTCAATATTTGTATTTTAAACTTTTCTACAGTTACTGGTCCCAAATATACTCTTTCTTTAAAAACATTATCGTGTCCATTATCATAATGAGTATTTTTGAATGAAGAATCAATTGTAATTCTTGCAAGTATATTATTTCCAATATAACTATTCCATGTAGAAGATATAATAGGTTGACACACACAGTTACTATTATAGTCATCAAGATTAATAAATACATAGTTATCATTTTTTAAATTACAAGAAGTTTCACCTTGAACAGAAAAATTATGAATAGTAGATAATATATTTACAACACTATTTTCTTTCACATTGTAAGAATAGTTTCTAAATCCAATTTTCCATCCAATTGTTTTTTGAAATTCTTGAAATTGTTGATTTTTAGAATATTTTTTTATATTTGGAAAAAAATCAATGTGAAAATAGGAATTATTTTTTGTATATGTTGATAAAAATATAATAGAAGAAGTAGTTGGATTAATTTTACTAATTAATTTATTTAATGCTGTATTATTGTTAAAAATATTATTTAATGTTTGAACAAGTGTTTCATTATCATAATTTCCTGGAGGTATAACTATGGAATATGTCTTTTTTTCGATTTCTTCATAGTTATATAAAGTTATATTAAATATATTTCTCTCCATGTTATCTGTAATATTATACCATAGCATTGGAAGATCTACACTTGATAGTTTCATTGAAACAACATTTGATTCTGGTTGACTTAAATACCATACAAAATCACTTGATGATGTTTTATGATAATTTCTTCTAAAAATACTGTCAATATTAATGACTTTTGTAATTGTTTTTTTTTCAATAGGATTAATGCTTCCTTGTGGATAAAGAGTTTGATTATAATTTATGGCATCAGGTAATCTGTGTTCTATTAATGGATACGAAGTTTCTTTTTTATCATCATATTGAAATTTTAGAATTCTTTTTTTTAACTTCTCTCCAGCAACTTTTATAAATTCAATTAAATTATACTCTTCACTTAAATTTAATGCAATAACTATACTATCTATTTGTTCATTTAATTGTTGAACAGAAATTTCATCAATAGAATCTTTTATTTTTAAAATATTTAATAATTCTCTATCTGTATAATTTTCGATATTGATATCATACTCTGTCATATTATAAGTTAATAAATAAAAAAAACGTATAATACTATTAATTGTAATTGTAGTAATAATTTCTTATAGCAATTTGTCTTTTCTCTCTTGTTGTATTTTTTCTAAGAGTTAAAAATTCTCCATAAGATAAATATTTCACTTTACCTTTTAATTCTAAATTTTGAAAATCATTGAAAGATTTACCTTTTTTAATATTATTATCGGCAAATTCACTCATATTTAATACAAATAAAAAAAATAATACTAAGTTTTTTATGCATTTATGTAAAAACACCAAGAACATTCTTCCGAACAAAATTTATATTTTAATGATTTACTATTATTATCTAAGATATGTATATTTTTTCTACACATTAAACATTTATGTTCTAAATATGAAAATATATATTTTAATATATCCCATGGTAAATCTTTCATTGTATATTATAGTCCTCCATTTTTAATAATTTTTTTTACATATTCATCATCACATTCTATATAATATCCAGTATTCTTTAATTTATTATATTTTGGTTTATTTTTAGTGCTTTGTGTTTTTATATTATTATTATTAATTTTTGGAATTATTTCAATAATTCCTTTGAATTTGATTGCAATGGGTCCCAAGTTTTTAAACATCAGTCTTTTACTTAATGTAAAAAAATGATAATATTTCAATTTTATTCTAATTTGAATTTTATTATCGGTTATAATCGCCTCCTTTTGCATATTTATAAGCAACAGGGTTGTTATAGTCTGTAGAAAATACACCTGTGCCCCACGCACCATTACCTTTATAATATTCTAGATAAATTTCAGCACCACCACCATTTCCTCTAGCCCTAATTCTCCATATATAATTACGACTACCAGTTTGAAATGTTAATATAGTACTACCTACTGCATCTCCTATAGTAGTTACATGTGGTGATCCAGAGGTAGGATAATTACTTGGGGCTAACTGTCGCGCGGAGCCAACTTGAGAAGTAATATTACCATTAATATTACCACTTACTGTAAGATCACCGTTTATATAACTTCCGTTATTACCAATATAACTAGCTGTTGACCTTGGTTTATTATACTTATAAGAATAGGCTAAAGGTATCTTTCTCATTGATAATATATAATATGCACATATAAAAATAGAAAGAAAATTAAATATCGTTTTTGGAAC